GGACTTTTGTAGAGGCCGGCAGCGTTAGGTATAGTTATTTCAGGCGCTGTGATAGCACCTGGACCATTAAAAATGGACGACCTGACCTTTCTGCTGCAAATCCTCACAATTTTGTTCGAAATGCTCTTACGACTTACATTGTGAATGACCCTTCGGGGTCGCTTTGGAGTATATACCCAGGCGGGGTTCCGGAGACTATGTCTCCATTCCTTGCACCAGGTATAGACTTCGCTGCAATAGAGCAAAAAGCTCTAGCGAAATTCACAGGAAAGCTGAGAAAAGGTAGCGCCTCTTTAGGCGTGACAATGGGCTCATGGGGCCAGTCTAGCAGTGTGATTAAAGCTAGATTAGGGCAGACCGCTAAGGTTTTGTCCAACACCTACGCTAGTCTTGTGAAAGACAAAAAGCGTCTGCGGAAGATTCGTCAGCAGAAGGATCCTCTAGCCAGCCTCGTCCTTGAGACGGAGTTTGGTTGGAGACCTCTGCTTCAAGATCTTTCCTCAGCGGTGGGGGTTATTGCGGGGAATACCCTCCCAATAGCTACCATTAAGGGTGTGCATCAAGTAGACCAGAAGTTCATGTCTTATTACCCACCTGTGAAGGTTGGTTTTGACGGTCGACAGATCGACAGTGAGACATACTCCGGGGTCGCACGGGTGACCGTTGCGGCTCGGTGTTCGGTATCAAATCCGAACGCTTTTCTACTAAATCACCTGGGTCTTCTAAACCCAGCAGAAGCGGCCTGGGATCTAATCCCATGGTCATTTGTGGTTGGTGCGTTTGTTAATGTAGGTGCGATGATTCGCTCGATGACGAGCGAGGTCGGACTTAACTTGACGAACAAATCAGTCACGCGGTCGTGTAAAACAACTTACGGCCTTTCTCAACGGTACCTGTACTGGATTCCAGGCATTGGAAAGAACTACCACATTACTGTGGCAAGCTCGACCAAGGCTATGGATCATAGATACAGAAATAGAACCGTTGGGTCTTTACCGGCGGTGAAATGGCAAGTGCAAGTGCCTTCCCTTGATAAGGAAGGCATGCTGATCGTTGCAAGTCTCGTACTGCAGCGGTTTAATCGCATAAACCGGCTCATCGCTATCTAGAAACTCCTTTCTAAAAGAAAGATCATCACATGCCTCAAGCAACTGACCTGGTAATCAACAACGGCGCCGGTACTCCGGTCGCAAAGACCTTTACTCTCATGACGCCTGCAGCCGGGGATAACTCCCTTGCTGCTTGGTATCTAAAAGAGGGTACCATTTCGTCGGTGTTTCCCAAAATCACTGCTCTGGCCCGACAGACGGGTAATGCATCACGCCGAGTGCAG